GCTTCCTTACTTTCGTAGGAAACCTCATCGTCTTCAGCTCGGTTAAATCTCCAAGCTTCCAGAGTATTGAAATATTTTACTTCGCCTTTTGGAGAAGTCCATTCTCTGCCTCGTATATTTATATCAACATCCATTGCATCGCCAAGATTATAATCGCTCAATAAAGGGCAATTATCTTGCGTTAGCTGCAATAAAATAAATTGTGGATACTTATCCTCGGTTTGTATTACAAACTCTCTCTTTGAGAATTTTTCCGTGATTTGCTGGGTTTCCCCTTTTAAGTGTAATCTTCCTTTTACATTCATCTTTATTTGTTTTTATTTATATTCTTTAAATACGAAATCCAGAACATTATAGTTTTCATCAACCTCATATGTCAAAATATCCAAAAAATCCAAACCTTTTGAGGTTGCAAAATCTATGATGCAACATATATACTTTTTATTATCTTCTGAATATTCAACAAATAACCAGTCCTTAAAAAAATTATTGCTTTCCATAAAATCAATTAAATATTCCTCTATGGTCATATTTTCTTGCCACGGCATTACCCACTGACTGTAAAAATCTTCCTTGTATTCTTCAACCATATGGTCAATCATTTTTGACCTCCGCTCTTTTGATAATATTTCCATCAGCTTATTAATTTGAATTGTTCGTGAATTAATGTCTCATAATACTCTCGGCATTCCTTAACTCGGTTGTAAATCTTCTCGATTGTTTCGGCATCGTAGTCAATCTCGTAGCATTTTATCCGATGCTCCTTTGGCACTCTATCGAAGTTGTGTTGCATTTCTACCGCATTTCTTACAATTGGGTTGTCGTCTATTTCTTTGAGCTTGTAGTGAACTCTCCTTACCTCATCCTCAACGATGTCGCTCGGTGTGTCTACTAAGCAATAAACGAGAAAGGCTTTCCGTCTTCCTGTAAGTTCCATATAACCCTGAAGCTGATAAAAGTAGTCCTTGTTCGGTATGTCTTTCTTAAACCACGGAAACGTTGTTGCATCATAACTACTCTTTACATCAAGCACAAAATCGTCATTCAGTACGTCAGGCGTTCCTGTCAAGTATTCATTCTCGAAATCTTGTTCGTTTTTTGACATTGCGCCCATCTTTAAAACCTCCTCGGCAAGCTTTATGCTGTCATTTTCAACCGCTATGCCCTTGTCTATGGCTTTGCTCCATACGTCTTTGCTGTATCCGTACATGTTTTCAATAGCATATTCCTCCAAATAGCCTTGACAGGTCTTGCTTAGTTGCCCTTTTGTTCGGCTGTTAGGCATTATCTTACCAATTGCGGAGCATCTTATCTTGAAATCTTTCATAACTCTGCAAGTTGTTTATTGGTTAATGCATAATTTTCTTTGAGTTTCTCTGCCGTGTACTCTCCGTTGGCAATCATTTCTAAGGCAGCCTTGAAGTTGGCAGCGTTTAGCTTCTTTTTCTCTTTCGTCTTTCCGTGGGTATTCGTAGAATCAGCATCCTTTGTATCGTCAATTAAAAACAATCCATTCAATGCGTACTTTCTTGCGTAACTGGATGACGATCCAAAACTCTGAGCAATGTCCATTCCTTTGCGATTGATGTCAATACCAGCTTGCGCTTTTACCGCTTGTACTTTATTGCCATCTGTTATCATTGCAGTCGCTTCGACATACATACACCCAGCTGCTTCCTTAACCTCATCGGTAAGGTTCAATACTAAGCCATTGAGTAAAGGCTTTACAGCCTCCATAATGTCCTCACA